CTTGGGCTGCCGCCGCATCAACCGTGACGAAGTGGCGGGTTGCGGCCGCCAGCAACGTCTCGTCACCCGTTGCCGACCAGTCGCGCGTATAGGCGGACATTCGTTCCGGTTCGGCGGAATAAAGTTCGCGCCAGACCCCCCGGACCAATCCGAGGCAATCAGTGCCGACACCTCGCAGGCTCGCCTGATGGTGATAAGGCGTACCAACCCAACCGCGCGCGAGCGTCACGACTTCGCGGGCGGAGCGCGGCTGCGCCAACTCCGTTTTCATGACCATTCAAGGTGACCTTCGCTGATTGCTGGAGGTCGGCTTCGCGTTCAGCGACGCGTTCCGGGACGGGTTGCGTGGGAAGCGATGAAGTCGTTGCCGGGGATGTGGGGGAAGCCGCGAAAGTTGATGGCGTTGTCGAATTTCGCCCGGCACGTCGCAAAGATCTTGTCGCAGCCTGCGCGCACGTCGAACCCTGATCCTGGCTGGAGCGGGTTACGTACCGGCTCCCAGCATTCGACGCTCACCACGCCATCGCGCTTGACGTGAACCTTCACCTCGAGCTTCTGGCCGAGCGCGGGACCGCTGGTGAAATCAAGCAGGCCCCGGCTGAAGAAGTCATTGGCAAAGGCGTTGAGGCCAGACGCCGTGAATTTGCGGGGCGTCAGAAATTCCACAACCGTGCCGCTGCTGCGATAGGCCGCCGCGTCGAGGTTCACCTTGCAGCGGTTGTCGCCAAGGTCAGCGTCGCAGGTGTATTGGTAGAGTCGCCCCTTGGGTTGCTGGAGATAATGCGCAAGCCCGCGCACCTCGGCCTTGAAAATCCTACCCGCCCGGCTCACTTCACCAAGACTTCCGGTGCGCATCAGGATGCGATTTTCCGGCGCAGACCAGTCAACGCGGAAGACTTCAACTGCCGCGTCATCGTAGAAGCCGGCGGCAAGATCGGCTTCGGTCAGCCGTTCCGAAGTTAGCGCACCGGAGACCTCGAGATTGTCGACTCCGAGGCCAACGCTCTCGTTGATTTCGCTGGCTGAGAGCCCCGCAGCCGCTTCAAATGTCGTGGCGTCGAAAACCACATCGCGGTCGTGATCGGTAAAGCCCATCCGCGTGCCATCGCGCCGCGTGACGCGCCAGCACCAGCAAAGCATCGTGACGCCGCTGTCGAGGCTGGTACGCAGGCCCAGAGGTAGATCCTTCATAGGCGTATCTCGACAATGGGAATTGAGGGAATTGCGCCTGCGCGAAAGCCCTGCAGATTGATCTCGAGATGATCGGTATCGAAGCGTACCGGCACGTCGAAAGCAAAGCCCGCAGTGACGCTCGCGCCCGCCGCTGGAAGGCTCGACGGCTGAAATATGATTGTTCCGTTTTCGCTATCGACCAGGTAATCGCTTGTCTCGGTGCGCGCGACCCCGTCGACGGCAACCGTCAGGGAGCCGGCAACGGGTTTCCTGATGCGGCGGACCCACGGGGCGAAACTCCCCCCATACGTCTTGACGAGGTCGAAGGAGACCTGAAGTCCGTCGCCGATCCCGAGGTGCTGGTCGAGCGGGCCGGACTCTTTTCCTGGCTCGCAGGATTTCCAGTCGGCGTGGTCGCGCCAGCGGAATCCATAAAGTCGCCCGCGCCGCTCTTCGAAGAAAGCGATGACTTCGTGCAGGTCGTCGAGCGAGCGGACGCCGTAGCCGGCATTATAGCTGCGACGGGAATCCGCCCAGCGGCTGTTGCGTTCCTCGAATCCGGATCCCAGGACGACAACGTCGGTACGCCGCTCCGGCCCGCCTTGGGAACCCAGCGAGATCCCGATCGGGAATCGCACCTCATGAAACCCCATCGCGGCTACTCCTTTGGCTTTCGTGTGCGCTTAAAGATTGCGCTGGCCCAGCGAGACCGCACGGCTCAGCATGGCGGCGACCTGAGTTTGGGATCGCTGGAAACTGTCAGCGTCCGGCGTCGAGACATGGAAGGTCACGTTGACGCCTCCGCCGCCGGACTGCGCCGCAACGCCAAGACGTCCATCCGGTCCGCGCGCCAGTGGCATAACCGCTTCCGCGCCGCGCTCACCGGCAAGACCAAGCCCGCCGCGCCCCAGTGGAAACCGCATCGGATTGGAAATTACGCCGCCATGGGCAAACGGCACCGGCAATGGTGCTGGAGCTACGCCGCCGCCGAGTCCGCCTGCAAACATGCCAGACAGCAGATTTCCAAAGCCCTGCTCAAGGGGCTTGAAGGCGGCTTTCAAAGCAATCTTCGAAAGGTCGAGGGCCAACCCGCGCAGCACGTCGCCAAGACCTTTGCCCTTGATGGCGATACCATCGAAGGCGCTCGACAAGGCACTTGAAAACTGTCGCCCGAGATTTGAGGCGGCGCTCAGTTCCTTTGTCAACGCGCTCGTGTCGGCATCAACGACGACCGTCCACGTCTCGATGGAAGTATCGAATTCGTCCATCATTCACTCCAGATCGTTGCCAAGTCAGCTTAAGCCCGGTCCGGGCAAACGGATTGGGGTCAGCTCGGGTCAGGGAACCGCTGCATCAGGCTTTCAAGGTCGCCGCGGCGAAGCGGGGATGGCGAGGGATCAAGGCCGAGACGGCCGCGGATGGCTGCCGCCAGTTCGCAGGGCGTCATGGCCCAGAAAACTGCCGGTGGCAGGCCGAGTAGCCCAAGCCCTGCCGCCATCACGTCGTCCCAGGGAAAGGGCCCGAATGTTCGCTCGCCCCCACCCCTGCCGTTGTTTCGTCGCTGTCGGGCCCGGATGCTGAAAACGTCGCGCGCAACAATCTCGCTACGATATCGACGAACCCGCCCGCACCGCCTTCAGCCTGCATGGCCGAGACCGCCTCATCATCGATGGGCGAGCCGCCGCCGCGCAGCCCGGCGCCGATGATCTTCATGGCGTCGGCGGAACGGATGCGGCCTTCCTCGAAACGCCGCGCGAGCGCGACCATGTCATCGGCGCCGAAGGCGTCCTCCAGTTCCGCCAGCGCGCCTAGCGTCAGACACAACCGGTAGCTCTTGCCGTCGAGCTTTGCTTCTATTTCGCCACGATGCCGATTGGTCATAAACGCGATCCTCAGATGGGGGCAAACAAGACTTCGCCGGCGCTTTCAAGCGTCAGGTCGAACGTCAACTCGCCATCGTGGCGGCCGGCGAATTCCAGAGACGTCACCTGAAACAGCCCGGTCGCGGTGCCGAAATCAGGTATGACGACCTGCCAGGCGCGCACCGTTCCGTTGAAGAAAAGCCCGCGCACCGTTTCATCCGAGGCATCGTCCTTGAAAATGCCTGACCCGGACAGCCTGGCGCTCCTTATGCCGCCGCCGTCCAGCAATTCCCTCCACTGGCCAGCCGATTCCTGGTGAGTGATGTCGATCGTTTCCGCATTGAACGACAAGGTCCGCGATCGCAGACCCGCCACTGTCGAAAAGCTGCCCAAGCCGTCGGTATCGACTTTGAGCAGTAGGTCCTTGCCCTTTTGCGCCGCCATGGTTCAAAGGCTCCTTGTGCCGTTGGATGTGCAAACTCGTTCCAGTTCCAGCTGCCCCGTCAGGGTGCCGGCTCGGTCACCGCCCGATATCGAATGATGCCGCGGTAGGTTTCCCCGTCGGCCTCGCGGCGGCTTTCAGAAAATTCGTGACGCAAGTTGATCAACCGGTGGCCATCGAGCGTCAGTTCTGCGTCATGCAGCGCCGCCTCCAGTAGCCCCATCGCCTCGGTGACTTCGCGCCTGCCGTTTTCTCGCGACCAAACGTTCAGCGTGAAAACGTGCTCGTGTCCGCCGTCACTTCCCGTCGACCAGTCGCGCAACTGGGATTGGCCGAACGTCACGTATGGGAACTCGGCATCGCCCGGCACGTCGTCGTAGATGCGGTCGGCACCAATCAAAGCCGTCAGCGGCGCTGCGCCCGACAGGGTCGTGAAGATCGCTTTCTGCAGCGCCCAATTCGCACTCGTCATGATATTGCAGCCTCCTTATTCGGCCGGCCGCCGCGGTCTCGACCGCGTGCGGCGTAGAATGTCGCTCCCGCCATCACTTGAATGACCGGCGGCGGGCTTGCTCCCAGAGCCGGGAATGCGCAATCGCCGGGCCAGGATGCGTTCACGCATGCGGGCAATTTCGAGGCGGCCGAGCTGGCCGGACAATCCAGCAATACGCACCCCTATCCTCACAGGTCGCGCTCCTCGATTAGGCAGCGCAGGAAGCGGCGCCGTTCGTCGATGTCGAACACGGCACGGATGTCGAACACTCGCGTGCCGAGCCGCAAGCGCAGCTCCGGACCGAGGTCGCCGCGATAGCGCATCACCGCTTCGTGGCTGACGCTTCCTGCGATCGCATCGGCTTCGCTCCGCTCGGTGCCGCCGAGCGGTCGCAACCGCGCCCATACCTCGCCGACCTCGGTCCAGCTTTCCAGGGCCCCGCCCCCGCCGTCACCAACGCGCACGGGCTGTTCGATCACGATGCGCTGGCGCAAATCGCCGATCCGAATGTCATCGGTGCCGTTCATATGCGCGCCTGCCTGTAGGACTTCAGGAGCCTTGAGACCGCACCGGGGATGGCGACGCCAGGGGTGCCGATCTCGACGGGATCGCGATGCTCATACCAATGCGCGATCAGCAAGAGCAGCGCCTGGCGGATCGGAGCAGGGACATCCGAGGGTGTATCGCCGTAGCCTGCAACGAATGCGATCTCTATGCCGTTGGCAGCGCGGCCGGGCGATGGCAGGGCGCCGCCTTGCGGAACGACGCGCCCCGGATTGGAGACCGCATCGACGACATAGCGATCCGCCGGCAAGACGCTTGACGCACCAACGGCATCGTACGTGCGGATCTCGCCGACTGACTGCAGAGGCCGCAGCGGAATGCGAACTTCGCCGTCCTTGGGCCATCGGTCGAGCAGGAGCCGCCAGCTTTGCGTCATGAGCGCCAGTCCCAATGCCGCTTCGATATGCAGGCGCGAAGTCAGGATGAGGCTCGAAATCAGCGTATCCTCGCTCGTTCCATCGACCCGCAGGTGTTCTTTTGCCTCGGCCACGGAAACCGGTTCGGCCACCGGACCTGTCAATTGTAAAAGCGCCATCCTTCCCACTCCCTGTGATCTGCGACCAGTTGGCTTCCCAGCGTTACCGCGCCCAAAAAAAGCTGAAACGGCGCCTTGGCTTCTTGCGAAGCCCGGACGCCGTTTCAGAGTTGCGCGCACGTGGGAGGAGGGCCGTGCGCGGATGCGAGGAAGGGCCGCGAAGCAAGCCGCGCCGCCCTTAAGTGCTTTCGGTCTGGCGGTACTTCGTTTACACGCCGAATTTCAGGAGCTTGAGGGCTTCGAAATCCTGAATGCCTCCGCCGACGCGCTTGGTCGTGTAGAACAGCACGTAGGGTTTGGACGAGTATGGATCGCGCAGCACGCGGATGCCGACGCGGTCGACGATGAGATATCCGCGGCGGAAATCGCCGAAGGCTACAGAATAGCTGTCGGCGGCGATGTCGGGCATGTCCTCGGATTCGACGACCGGGAAGCCCATCAGCGTCGAGGATTCGCCAGGCCGGGATGCCGGCTGCCACAGGTAGGTTCCGTCGGCGTCCTTCATCTTGCGGATTTCGGCCTGCGTCGAACGGTTCATGACGAAGTGTGCGTTGCCGCGATAGCCAGAGCGGACCGAGTAGATGAGGTCGATCAGTACGTCGCTTGGATCGCTTGCGGGGAAGGCGCCTGCGGCCCCCGTCGAAACCGTCCCGACGTTGCCCCAGGTCCACGACGCATTGTCGACCGTCGTGTAGTCGAGGAAGCCCTTCGGCTTGTTGACGCCATCGCCGGTGACGAAGGCGCTACCTTCCTGTTCGGCAAACGCGATGCGGACTTCCTCGGCCAACCACTCGTCGATGTTGACCGCCGAGTCATCAAGCAGGCTCGCCGTCGCCGCCGGCATCGCATAAAGCTCCATCGTCGGGAAGGACAATTCGGCCAACGTCGGGGCATTGGTCTGCGTCCGGGCCGCCGTCTCGCCGACCCAGCCGGTGTCAGGACCCGAGATCGCGAACGGGCGCTTGTAGACTGACCCGGATACCTGGCGGATGCCGGCGATCGCGCGGATCGGGGAGATGTCCTTCAGCGCGCGGTTGACGGTTGCTTCGGTTTCATCGGGCACCAGGTAGCCGCCATCGGGATCGGAACCAACCGACAATGCCTTGCCTTCGAGGTCGCGCAGAGCGCTCGTTTCGCCGTTGCGCACATAGCGGTGAAACGCCGACTTGTGTTGCAGCTGGCTTGCCGACGAACCGATGCAGCCTGCGCTTTCCCCACCGATCGGCGGGCGCGCCGCCTTCACCGAGAGTTCGTCGACGCGGCGCTTGTTGGCATCGAGCGCGCGGTTTATGCGCTCCAGCTTGTCGGAGGTCAGCACGTCGACGGACATGCGTTGCTCCATCTCCTGGAGGCGGTTTTCGTTTTCCACCTTGAACGCCTCGAAGGCGGTCATGAATTCATCGAAGGCCATGGCAACGTCGTTGCCGGTCGCCTTCGTTTCGAGTGCCGGGTCGCTCATCGATTGCGTCCTTTCCATCAGTTCAGTTGTCCTCGTCTCACTTCGGGGGTCAGTCCAGGAGCTGCCTTGCGGCCTCCCGCATGCGGCGTGCGAGCGGAGTTTGCCCGCGCACCGCGAGGTTGCCGGCAGCGCCGGTTCCTTCGTCGAGCCGGGCTCGCGCCAGCGGCTGCATCGGGAAGGTCACGACCGACACCTCCCACAAATCTATCTCGACCAGTTGTCGTGTTTTTCTCGCGCGGTCATTCTTGGCTTTCATCGCGCGAAATCCGATGGACAATCCGTCGATGGCGCCGGCCCTCAGCAGGGAAGCTATCTCGGCGGCTCGCGCCGAACCCGGCGCCAGCCAGCCTTCAACGTAAAGCCCGCGCTGTTCTTCGCGGACCACGTCCCAGATGCCGATCGGCTGGCCGGGGTCGTGCTGGAACAGCATGCGGATGCTCCTGGGGCCGCGCCTTGCAAGGCTTCTTGCGAAGGCGCCGGGCATGACGATGTCGCGGCTGTCGTCGACGATCCCGAACACGCTCGCATAGCCCGAGACACGGCATCCCGCTCCGGCCGATTTGACTTCCAGCCGTCTGTCCATTCTTCCTGCCATCGAGGCCGGCTCCTTACTTCTAGCGATTGCCCAAACAAAAACGCCCCGCATGCAAATGCCGGCGTGGCGCATATTGGTCGAAATAGTTCTAAATGGATTTCAGGCTCGAGGCCGCGTCAGCTCGCAATTAGTCTTCTTCGTACCGATCCTCACGCAGCAGCTTGAAGCGGTCGGGGCGCGATTTTAGCGCGAATAATATTTCCGAATCTTCCGGCAAACCATCGACGAATAGAATCAGATACAGGTCCGGGAAATCATGTTCAGTTGGGTATTCTCCATCCTCGTCTTCGGAAACTCCAGGACAAAGTCTAACAAATTCGCCACTTAGCTCGCCGAACGAATAATAGTCATCCATTTCGTCGTTGTGGCGGCCCTGGGCCCTAATTTTGAAGACCGTCTCAAGCCAGGACTTTGCGACTTCGATATCGTCTGTTGAGAGGCGGTTCAGCGAGTCAATACGCTTCTCACCCTTCAGCTTTCGACACGGAAACCTCCTCCG